GTTCGTCACCGCCGCAGTGTTGAGCAACGGGACGGTCACCAGGGACGAGCAGCTTTGGAACATGCTGTTCATGTTCGTCACCGCCGCAGTGTTGAGCAACGGGACGGTCACCAGGGACGAGCAGCTTTGGAACATGCTGTTCATGTTCGTCACCGCCGCAGTGTTGAGCAACGGGACGGTCACCAGGGACGAGCAGCCGTTGAACATGCTCGACACGGTCGTCACCGCGGCCGTGCTGAACAACGGGACAGTGACGAGAGACGAGCAGCCGCTGAACATGCTGCTCATGGTCGTCACCGCCGCCGTGTTGAACAACGGGACGGTGACGAGGGACCGGCAGTTAAGGAACAGAGACTCCATGTCCCTCACATTGCCTGAGCTCAACGCCGGGACATCGCGCAGCGTTGTGCAGCCTGAAAACAACTCTCGAAACGTCACCCCATGCACGACCGTTCCGCTGCCGTTCGTCGTAAGCGCAACTGCCGTGCCGCCATAGGTAGTCGAGACCTGGAACGTGTTGGCCGCCGACCCCACAACGTAATAGGTCGTGCCGACTGTTATTCCGGTCGTCGAGATGATCGACGAGAACGAAACCCTGTCGCCGTTTCGGAAACCGTGAGCGGTCAACGTCACGGTGTCGCCGGCATCCTGGAACGTCACCGCTTGCGAAGTCGCCGCGACCGTCGAGAAGTCGAGACCGACGATGCTCTGGAGCTTGGAGCAACTGGTGAACAGGCCCGCAAGGTTCCGCAAGTCAGACTTGACAATGTTGACCCGCTCGAGATTTCGGAACTGGATGGTCTGCGTCGTCGCGCCCGGCGTCTGCACGCCCAGGCGCAAATCCGTCAGCGACGAGCCCGCAAGTGCAATGTCAAGGAACCCGCTCTGGTACGTCTGGAGGCCGGTCTTGTTGTGCTTCACATGCAGGACAAGCTGCGTCAGGTTCTGCCCCGACTGCGGCGTGACCGTCACGATCACCTGTTTGTAGGGCAACAGCGTCGCGCTGCCATCGTTGACCAGGTCAATCGCCGCGCCGTCCGGCGTCGTCGCGATCTTGAACGTGTCGGTCGCCGCGTCGCGCACAAAATACCGCGCGCCCTCGGTGATCCCGGTCGTCGTCACGATGTTGAAGAGCTCCACCACGTCGCCGTTGACGTATCCATGCGCCGTGCGGGTGACCGTGTCCGCGCCGCCCTGCAACGTGACGGGCCGGTCGGTGCCCGCTAGGTCTGGGTCCGTGAACGAATACTCGTAGTAGGAGACCACCCCGCTATTGGCGTTGACCGGTGCGCTGCCGTCACCCCAGTCGACCGTGTAGTTCCCCGCCGCCTGGATCGCGCAGAAGTTGCTCTCTGGCCACACGGCATGCAGCCCGACGAACTTCTGATCCGTCGACGCCGGCGCGGTCAGCGCAAGCCAGCTTGGATTGCGTTTCCAGGCGGCGACGCTTGGCCGCGCTGGATCAGCGGCCAGCCTGCGGTTGTCGACCCGCCCAGTCGCGCGGGCGGGCGACGAGGAAACCCGCGCGACAGCCATCAGGTGACCTCGGTGCCGAACAGGCTGAACGAAACGTCGGCTGTGCCGGCGCGCACCGTGACGACATCGGTCGCGGCGAGGGTCGCGCCCAGCGTCAGGAAAACCGAGTCGTTGGCGTTGATCGCGGCGTCGAAGACCAGGTAGTGCTGGTTCGCAATGCCCGCGCCGGCCGGCCGCACCGCGACGCGGAAGGTGGTTGAAACCCCACGGTTGCAGATCGACAGCGTGCTGGTGACCGCAGATCGGCCAGACGGCACGGTGTAGAGCGTCGTGTCGGTGTTCGCCGCCGGAGCCGACTGGCCCAGAACCTTGTAGTCGCTCGGCATCTCAGGCTCCCATCAGAAGCATCGGCTGCTCGAACCCAGGGAAATCGGCAGCGACGGCGGCAATGAACACGACCGCAGACCCAGACAGGTTGATCGCCGCGCCGCCGCTGCTGCTCTGTGTCGGCGACCGAGACAAGGTCGTGCCCGTCGCGGTGTAGGTGCCGGTTCCTATCTCCCAGGCCGCGCCGTCTTCGATCACATACTGGACGATGTCGCCGTTCGCGACGCCGGCGGCTGCGAACGTCTGGAACCCGGACGACGCCGACCCCAGCGTGATCGTGCCGGTGCCGGTCGTCGCCGTCGTCATCCGCGCGCGGTTGACGAGCTTGGCCACGGTTAGTTGTCGATCTGGAAGGTCAGCGCGCCAGCCGCGTAGCTCGGAGCCGGGTCGCCGTTGTTGACGTTCTTCGACGTGGTGAGCGCGGCGTAGATCCACAGGTTGCCGCCGGTCGAGGCATCCATGAGCCCCCAGGAGTTGACGAGGCCCCAGTTTGCGGTCGGAGTTGGGAAGGTGGCCGAGGCATTATTGCTGGTCGTGCCGCTGGTGCCAGACGACACCGCCGTCGTGCCGGCCCCCTGCGTGCCGGCCCACGCGGCCAGGCTCGCGTTGACCGCGACGCGCGCATAGCCGCCGCCACTCACCTCGGTTCCGCCGCCTGCCTCGCCGGGAGTTACGGTGAAGAGCGCGATGTACCAGGTCGCGGGCGCGGCGAGAGACTGGCCACGCAGCAAGGCGTCGACGATCTTGTTCTCCGCGAAGTTCGTCAGGGCTGCCATTGGTTCCTCACATCAGTTTGGCGCGGATGGCGGCGATCTCGTCGGTCAGCGCGCGCCTGCGCTGATCCAGCGCCTCAACCTCCCGCGCGGCCTTGAGCCGTTCGTCCGCAGCGGCCTCGAGCTGAGCCCTTGCGGCCGCAACCTTGTCGCCGGCGTCGGCCAGCATCTTGCGCTCGGCCTCCTTCGCCCGCTCCATCGTCTCGCGCGCCGCAGTCTCGGCCTTTTCCATTACGCCCGCCGCTGCCGCCTTGGCTTTCTCGGCAATCGCATGCGCCTGCGCCTTCACGGCCTCCAGGCTTGCCTTTGCGATCGACATCTCGGCCAGCATGGCGTCGCGCTGGGTGATCGCGTCCGCGTGCGCGCGGGTCGCCTCGTCCGCCGCCTGGAGCAGCGAGGCATGGTCACGCAGGATCTCGCCGACCTCGAGCAGCCCGCGAAGCTGGCGCAGGAAGGTCGCGACGTCGTCCGACGCCTTGAACAGTTCAGCCGAACTCTTGCTCATCGCAGCGTCCCCCGGACCAGCAGCGTCGCCACCAGCGCGGTCGTCCCGTCGCCGCCCGTGATGCGCGGGCGGATGAACCGCACCAGCTCGGTGATTGCCTCGATCTTGGCCACAGCCACGTCGAGGCTGTTGCCCTGCGGGTCCGTCAGCGTGGCCCAGTTGGTGCCGTCGATCGAGCCCTCGATCCGGCAGTTGCCGCCCGTGCCGAACGTGCCCGTCACCTGGATCGAGCGGTCGGCATATGGCACCAGGTCGACCGGCGCTCCGTCGTCGGTGTTGAGCAGGCCGGCCCACTGGATCACCGCCCAGTTGCCGGGCAGGCGGTCAGCGTCGGGCTGGGTGATGGTCGGGGTTCGCGTCGGCATGTCGGTCTCCGTTGCAGAGGGATGGGGCGGCCCCGAAGAGCCGCCCCGCCCGTCAGATCAGCTCCTTGTCGCCCTCGGGCTCGACCGGCTCGGCGACCGGACGCTGCCGGCCGCGAACAGGCTTGCCCACGGGCTCGAGGTTCGCGGACGCCTCGCCGTCGTAGTCGATCTCCTCACCAGGCTCGACCAGACGATTGTCGATGAACGACCGCTCGCGAACGATGAAACGGGCCACGGATCACCTCCTCTCAGGGTCAGGCTATGGAGTAGCCGCGGGGGTAGGGCACGTTCGCCTGCCGGTCGAGGACCAGCCCGGCGACGACCGCACCCGCGGTCATCGTGCCGACGACGACGAACCGCAGGCGAAGCGCCCGCAGCACGCCGGTCGGGACCGAGATGCGCGAGATGTCGGCGCCCGCGGTCAGCGACGCCAGCGGCACGACCTGACCGGCGACCAGCGTGATTGGCGACGTGAACGCCACGTCGGTCGCCGTCTGGACCTCCATCTGGAGCGAGGTGCCGCCGGTGAACTGCGTCACCACCTGCGCCCAGATGTCCATCTCCGTGCCGATGCCGATGTCGCGGGACTGCGACAGGTCGATCACGTCGGTCGAGACCGCCGTGGTCGTGATGGCCTGCCCGGCGAACGAGGCGCCGGTGAACAGGTTCTGACGATCGAAGATCATGGTTGTTCTCCTCTCAGCCGGCTCAGATGACGCGGGCTTCGGTGTTGAGCAGCGCGTCCGTCAGCCGGATCGGGATGCCCCGGAACGTCGTCACGGCCTTGCCATCGAACTCGTCGAGGCGGAGCTGGACGTTGGTCTTGTCCATGGCCTGGATGTCGAGCCACGTCTTGACCGTGCGGTTCGCGTAGAACGCCGTGCGCCCCATGCCCATGGCGTGCAGCCGGTTCATGGCCCGCACCATCAGGCGGATGAGGTTCGGCGGCGTCGAGGACTGGAGGCCGCCGGCGTTCGACGTCGTGTCGATGTTGCAGATGCGAACCGCGAAGCGCCAGTCGCGCAGGGTCAGGCCGCACTTCCACTGGTAGTGCGTGCGGTAGCCCTGATACTGGCCGCCTGCGCCGTCCTGCAACGTCCACTCGCCGAGGTCGCGGTGCGAGAGGCCCGCCTGCGAGCCCTTCGGGAACAGCAGGTGGCAGGTGTTCGGCGACCAGGTCACCAGCCAGATCGAGGTGTTCGCCGACGCGGTGCCGCCGCCGTCGATGATGTTCGACCCGTTGTTCGCCGACAGGCTCGAGTAGCGCGGCGCCAGGCCGAGGAACCGCTCGGGGTTCGACGCCGTGTTGCCGTAGAAGATGGTCGACGCCATCGTCTGGTTCATCGACTCGATGAACGCGCGGTCCTCGGTGAGCCGAAACTCGGCCGAGTTGCCGTTGAGCTCCGCGAGATCCTTGTCGATCTCGGCGTAGGCCTCGAGCATGCCGATCGAGTCGGTGATCTGCGCGGTCGTCGACTTGCTGTTCGGCACGCCGTAATTCAGCATGCGCCACGCGCTCGACGGCAGGCCGGTGCGCACGGTCGTGCGGTGGCCGGTCCGCTCGTTCGCCTCGAGAACCGTCGCGTCGGTCAGGATCTCGTTGGTCTGCGAGAGCAGCTCGACGATGGTGTCGATCTTGCCGGTCGCGTCCGTTCGCTTGGCCCAATCGACATAGGTCGGATTGAGGTTTCCGATGGTTGGCACGGGTTAGTCCTTTCGCACAGGGTAGAGGATCTCGGCGGCGGATCGCGGCTGAGCGGCGGCATCGCCCCGCACCAGGCCGTCCTCGCCGAGGGCTTTTCCGACGCGGAAGAGAAGCCTCGCCATCTGGGGGTGGTTGCCCGCCCCCGTCAGGTCCAGCATCTCCCTGAAGGCCTTGGCCTCGGAGCCCATGAGCCCATCGATCGCCTTCGCGATCGTGCCGATGCTGGCGGTGAACTTCTCGCCGCCAAACTCGACGTCGGACTTCATGGTCGAGACCCAGCCTTCGTGCTGCTTCGTCCACGCCTCGCGCTGGCGCTGCGCGACCGCCGCCATCTGGGCAGCGTAGACGTCGCTCAGCTTCTGCGCCTGCTCGCCCGTTAGCCCCAGCTCCTTGAAGATCGGGGTCGCGGCCTCGAGCGCGGCAGCGTCGAGCTCCATGCCCTCGGGGGCCTTGAGCTCGTACTTCTCCGGCGCTCCGGCCTTCGCCTCGGCCTTGCCCTCGGGCTTGGCCTCGGCGCCGCCGGCGGCGTCGGGTTTTCCAGCGTCTGCCGTGGATGGGGCAGCAGCAGCGGCAGACAGAGCGGAAGCAGGCGCGTCGAGGCCCTGCTTGCCCTGGTCGGCCGCAGCCTGTCCGGCACCCGCGTCGGATGAAGCCTGTGCGGTGGTCGGGTCAGACATTCGTTTTGCTCTCCTTGAGCATGGTGGTGAACACGTCGGCGTCGGCGTCGGTCAGCTCGTTCAGGACAAACAGCCCGACGTTGCGCCCGCCTTCGTTGAAGGCGTCACGGCCGCCGTGGCCGGTGAACGTGCTGCGGAACACGCCGCAGTGGTCGAGCAGCCGCCACATCACGCGGCGACCGGCCGGCGTGGCCAGGACGTCGCGCAGGTCGTCGAGCTGCCGGTTGCGCTCGCGCCGCGCCGCGGTCTCGCGGTCGCGGACGTCCGCCGGATCGCCGGCGTTGAACGGCGCGGGGCGGGGACGCGGCGCGCTCATGCCGGGACACCCATGCCCGCCAGCACGCGCTCGAGGCCGTTCTGGTCGCCGATCGGCGTGTTCGCCATCGTCTGCGCCGTCTCGGCCGCCGCTGCGGTCATCTGCATGGCCTGCGCCTGCTGCGCCTGTCGCGCCTTCTGGGCGCGGATCTCGGCCACCTGGTCGTCGGTGCGGATCAGGTCGGACGGGACGCCGATCATCATGCCGTAGTTGTCGACCGCCTTGTCGAAGTCGACCTTGTCGAGGACGTCGGGGTTCGCGCCCGCGAGCCCGATCGCGAACGTGGCGTAGTCGCGGATCGACGACGTGCCGACCGCGCGCTGCGCCTGCGCCAGCATCGAGATGTATTCGACGCGCAACTCGACGCCCTGGAGCTCCGGCGGCGCCGGCGGCAGAAGCTGGCCGCGCGCCATGATCGCGACCGTCCGGTCGATCAGCGGGTCGAGCAGCTCGTCGTGCAAACGCTCCAGCACGGGGCCGAGCATGAGCAGCTTCTCTTCGTGCCGCTCGTCGATCTCGCGCGCGGTGATCTGCCGGCGGTCGCTGTTCGCCAGCATCAGGAACAGGTCCGCGTAGAAGGCCGACTTGACGTCGTTCTGCTTGGCCTGAATGTCCGCCATCAGCTCGCCGACGCGCGGGTTGACCTCGTAGGCCGGCCGGAACGCGGGCTGGCCGCCGGAGGCCGCAGCCATGTCGACGTAGGTGATCGCGCCCGGAAGGATCGAAGCCGCCTGCTGACGCAGCGAGGACGGCGCGATCATGGGCGGGTTCACCATCTTGTCGATCGCCTGGCCCTTGCGCTTGGCCATCACCTGCAACTGGCGGATGTCGGGCAGCGCCTCCATGCCGGGCGAGCGACCGTAGACGTCGGTGCCGGTGACGTGCCAGCGCGGCACCATCGCCGGGAACTCCTCGAAGCCGCTGACCCGCAGGTACTCGTCGTCGCCGCACCCGGCCTCGTAGTGAACCGAGCGCCATCGCATGCCGCGCGCGCCGGGCGTGTTGGCCAGGCGCCTGTCGTTGGGCTCGATCACATGCACGACGTTGACCCAGCGATCGACCGCGCCGGTCTCGTACAACTGGCGCGTGCTGGCCGTGACGCGGTCGAGGCCGTACTCGGAGACGAGCTGGCCGACCGTGAGCTGAAGCTCGCGATAGAGCGTGTCGACGACCAGGCGCGGGGAGTTCGCGGCCATGTATTCGCCAACCGTCAACGGGTAGCAGCGGATGATGTCCTCGTCGTCCTCGAGGACGACCATCGCGCCCGTCCCGAACACGCCGAGCTCTTCGTAGATGACCGGCAGGACGTTGTAGAGGTTCGACCGCGAGAACACGGTCATCAGCCTGTTCTGGACTTGTTCCAGCCACGACCGGACCGGGCCGTAGTCCATCATCTCGAGGTCAGGCGTCTGAAGTTTGAACCACGGGCGGGCCGGCGAAGTGATCCCCGCCATCATGCCCGAGGCCAGCGTCCGCGCGGCGAGCGTGCCGGTGGGGTCTATGATCCGCCCGTTCCGGCGGTCGCCCTTGTTCGCGTCGTCGGTCTGATTGCGCAGGAAGCGCCCGCGGCGCGGGACGATCATCTCCGACAGGTCCGTCCAGTGCGACAGCCACTGGGCGCGCTCGTCCCGCAGCGCCGACAGACGCCGCTCGAACTGGCGCTTGGGCGTGCCGGGGACGGAAGCCATCACTGACCGAGCAGCGTCTTGCCGGCCACCATGGCCGGCGCGGCACCAGCGCCGCCGAGCATCGTCGAGCCGTAGCCCTGCATGGCGCGCTGGCGCCGGCGTTCGTCCCCGCGCGCGCGCATCACGGCTTCGTCGACCGCGCGCGGCGCTTCGGGCGGCGGAGGCGGGACCGGCGGCGGGGCCGGCATCTTCGGGGCGGACATGCACATGGCCGGGGATGATAGCCCCGGCTTGGGATTATCGCAACGATTTCAGTAGGTTGGCTTTTCTACAACGCGAACGGGTTGTAGTCGACGCCCTTGGCGACGGGCGCGCGGCGATCGCCGGCGCGGTCAATGGCGGGCGGCGGCGCCACGAACTCGGCGAAGGTCTGCGCCAGCGCGTCGGCCAGATCGGGGCTGCGGCCCAGCCGCTCCTTCACTTGGTCCTTGGGTTCGATTTGCAGCTTGTCGCCCCGGAACGTGTAGGTCGGCGTCGTCAGCTCGGCCACCAGTTCGTCTACCGGAGGCAGCGTCCCGCCGCCCTTGATCCAGTCGCACAGCTCGAACCACATCTCGGCGCGCTTGTTCAGATACCGCGCGTCGTTGGGCCGGCCGGCGTAGTGAACCGGCAGGGGCGCGTGGCCCAGCAACTGGAGCTGGTCGATCCAGCCGCCGCCGAACCCGCCCGTGTTGTCGACGAACGTCGCCTGCACCCGCCAGTCGGTGATCTTGCGCGCGACCGCGCCGGCGCCCTGCACCGAGTTCACGTTGCGCAGGATGATCGGCTCGAACGCGACCAGCCCCTGACGCGGGAAGATCACGCTGCGATCGTCGCCCTCACGCGCCACGTCGACGCCCAGCACGCGCGGCGCGAAGGAATACTCGTCCTCGCGCCGATGCCGGCGCATGGCTTCTCGCACCTCGTCCGGCCCGATCAGCGCGTTGAGGCTCGACGGCGGGAACCGGCCGAACACGTTGACCAGCACCCATGGGCTGTCCCGCCCGTATTTCTCGATCTGCTGACGCGCCCACTCGACAGACACGCGCGGCGTGCGCAGCGGATCGTCCGGGTCGGCGGTGATCTCATGCAGGAACCAGAGATGGCGCTCGGTCGTCGACGCGCGCCACAGCGGCCCCTCGAGATGCGTCGGGTTGCCCGCCATCATCAGCTTCGTTTCGACGCCCGAGGCGAGGCCGGCCTCGGCCGCCGCCATGACCGCGTCGGGGATGCCGCCGACCTCGTCGAGCAGGAACAGCAGGTAGTCAGCGTGGAAGCCGGCCAGCGTGTCCGCCTGCTGCGTCGAGTCCGCGCCCTTCGACCAGGAGCGCGCCGACATGAACCACGTCTCGGGATGCTCGCGACAGACGATGCGCTGCTTCTGCCACTCAAAGGCCGCGGTCAGCAGCGGCGATCGCTTCTGCCACTTGGCCATCTCCTTCCAGAGCCCGTCCTTGAGGTTGTCCCCGGTGATCGACGTCGCGGCGATGTTGGCGTGTGGCCGGGTCAGCAGGAAGTTCCAGGCCAGCATGGCGAGCAGCGCCGTCTTGCCCGGCCCCTTGCACGCCTTCAGCGCCACGCGCTGGTTGTGCGGGAACGCCTCGAGAACGTAGTCCTGCCACGGGTCCGGCACGACGCCGAGGCACTCGCGCACGAACGCCTGCGGCTTCTCGCGCCAGAGTCGGATGCGATCGGATGCGACCGCGGATGTCACTCGCCGTCGCCCTCGCGCTTGAGGCTGCCCAGCACCAGCGCCTCGAGGCTGACCGTGCCCGTATGCTCGACGCCGACCTTGTCGCCGAACCGCTTGGGCGACATGCGGGCGAGCGCCCACTTGCGGACGTCGACCTGGAGGCGACGATGCCCCAGCATGTCCCCGCGCTTGATCTCTCGCCGGCCGTCGTCGAACTCGGTGATGACGTCGCCCTGCATGGGCGTGTCGGCGATCTCGACCAGCTCGTCGAACATGGCCTGGGCGCGGGCGTCGCAAGCCTCGTCGTATTGCTTGTGGAACTCCGGGCGCTTGGGCATCCATCGGAAGACGGTCGTCAGGTCCGGCATGGCCGGGTCTCGGCAGACGGAGCGGAGGCTCTCGCCGCCGGCAATGCGCGCGCAGATCTTCGCGGCCAGCTCGGGCGTGTAGCTGGACGGACGGCCGGGGCGGCGCTTGGCTTTGGTCTTGGCCATGCTTGGCATTTTGCCAACGCCTTCGCCGTCCGGCAAGCGGTATCGCCCGTTACGCTTCGTTACTGGATCTCGTAACCGGGTATTTTCGTTGTCGTCCAAGGGCTTGCCCTCTAGATAGATAGATAGTTACATAAGTAACATATATATATATATATCGTATAGTGTCTGTCCGTATGTATGTCTTACGCACGCACACTATGTGTCTATATATGTATGTATAGGGGGGAAAAAGCGTAACTCGTCACCTTCGTTTGTTTTCAATGACTTACCAGTTACGCGCCCGTAACGTGTAACCTTGGGCTTGCGTTTTTCCCAACCTTTCGGCATCCTGACCTCCCTGCCCACCGGAGGACCAATGCCCGAAATCGACTTCGACGCGCTCGCCCAGCGCCACCCGATCGCCACCGTCATCGCCCGCCGCGTGACCCTGCGACGCGCCGGCAAGGGCGAGTTCAAGGGGCTGTGCCCCTTCCACAACGAGAAGACCCCGAGCTTCACCGTGAGCGCGGCGAAGGGGTTCTTCCACTGTTATGGCTGCGGGGAGCACGGCGACGTCGTCGACTTCGTCGCCCGCACCGAGAACGTGTCGATCAAGGACGCCGTGCGCCTGCTGGACGGGGAATGGACGCCGTCCGCGGCGTCCGCACCGTCCGCGGCGCCCGAGGCCGCCTACGACCCCTATGCCGGTATCGAGCCTGCCGACATCCCCGACAGCCATGAGATGTTCCGCGCCGGCGTCGAGATCGAGGCATGGAACCCGCGCAAGGAGCGGGTCTGGCGCATGCGGCCGAGCATGGTGTTCCCCTACCGCGACGCCGCCGGCGAGCTGATCGGCTACGTCGTGCGCGTCGAGTTTGACGACGGGAAGAAAGTGACGCCGGCCCTGCGATGGGTTCGTTTGGCGGACGGCCGCGAGACATGGGCCGTCGTGCCCTTCGACAAGCCGCGCCCGCTCTACTGGTCGCGCATGAAGGCCGGCCAGGTGCTGCTGGTCGAGGGCGAGAAGGCCGCCGACGCCGCCGCGCGCCTGGTGCCGCTGGCCTGCGTGACGTGGCCCGGCGGGACGCAGGGGACGAAACATGCCGATTTCGTCCCGCTGGCCGGGCGCAGCGTCGTGATCTGGCCGGACGCGGACGACGCGGGCCTCGAGGCCGCCGCCGATATCGCCCAGCGCCTCGAGGCGATCGGCTGCACCGTCAAGGTCGCGCGGCCGCCCGAGGGCGTCGCCAGAGGCTGGGACGCGGCCGACGCCGAGGCCGAGGGCTGGGACCGCGAGCGCACGATCGCGTGGCTGCGGTCCTCGACTACCCCGCCGACCGACCCGCAGCCGCCCCGCGACGAGGCGCCGGACGCCGAGCCGGCCGAGCCGTGGACGCCGCCCCAGGAGCCCGAGGCGAAGGCGCCGGAGGGCCGTCCGTTCCGCGTGCTGGGCCACGACGAGGGCAGCTACTACTACCTGCCGGAGGGCACGAAACAGGTCGTGGCGTTGACGCCGAGCGCGCACACCTGGAAGAGCCTGATCCAGCTCGCCCCGCTTGACTACCTCGAGCGCGAGTTTGGCGACGGGAAGGCCGGCGAGCTCGCCGCCGCCAACGCGCTGATGAACGAGGCCCACCGAAAGGGCACCTGGTGGCCTGACCGCATGCGCGGGCGCGGCGCATGGCTCGACGACGGCGGGCCGGTCTACCACCTCGGCCAGCAGGCGTTGCGCGGCGACGAGCGCCTCGACCTGTGGTCCGTGTCGACCGACCACATCTACCCGGCGACGCGGCCGATGAAAGGCCTCGCGCTCGAAGCCGAGCCGGCGACCGCCGGCGACGCGAAGGCGCTGGCCGACATCTGCGCGCGGTTATCCTGGGAGAACCCGCTATCGGCCGTCGCGCTGGCCGGCTGGATCGCAATCGCGCCGTTCTGCGGGGCGTTCAACTGGCGGCCCCATATCTGGATCACGGGCGGCGCCGGGTCCGGCAAGACGACCGTCCTGCTCGACGTCGTCTGGCGCATGCTGGCCCCGTTCGGACAGAGGTTCGAGGGCAGCACGACCGAGGCCGGCATCCGGCAGACGCTGGGCTCGGACGCGCTGCCGGTCGTGCTCGACGAGGCCGAGGCCGAGACGGAGCGCGCCCAGCTCAGGATGACCGGCATCCTCGACCTCGCCCGGCTGGCGTCGTCCGGGGCGACGGTCAGCAAGGGCACGACGTCCGGCCAGGCGATCCGGTTCACGGTGAGGAGCGCGTTCTGCTTCTCGTCGATCGAGCACAGCATCAAGCAGCACGCGGACGAGACCCGCATCACGAAGCTGGTCCTGCGCAAGAGGACCGACGCGGCGGCGAACGCCGACTACAAGGCGCTGATGCGCGACATCCGCGCGCTGCTGGGCAACGACATGGCGAGCCGCCTGTTCCTGCGCACCTGGGCCAACATCGACGCGCTTCTGGCCAACATCGACACCTGCGTCGACGCGGCGGCGCAGGAGCTGCGCGACCGGCGCGCGGCCGACCAGATCGGCACGCTGATCGCGGGCTACGTCAGCCTCCACACGCCGCGCCGGATAACGTTCGACGAGGCGGCGGAGTTTGTCCGGCGCTACAACTGGACGGAGCACGCCGGGCTTGCGGCGCGGGCCGACAAGGAGCGCCTGCTCGAGCGGATCATGGCGCACCGGCTGCTGGTCACGTCGCGCGGCGCCACCAAGTCGGTGACGATCGCGCTGCTGCTGGGGTCCGCCCGCGGCAGCTTCTGGGACCGGATCGGCATCGACCAGTCCGACGCCAAGGACGCACTCGGCCCGCTCGGGCTGCGCGCATGGAAGGAAGGCGTCGTCATCGCGTCGAGCGCCGGCCGGCTCGGGCGCGAGGTGCTGAAAGGCACCCAGTGGGAGAGCGACTGGAGCCGCCCGCTGCGCGAGCTGGAAGGGGCGCAGAAGCTGGACGTGACCCACTTCCACGCGGGGCTCAAGAGCCGCGCGACGCTGATCCCGTGGTCGCTGGTCGAGATGCCTGCCGACGACGACGGAGAGGAGGCCGGAAAAAAATCCCCCCGACAGGACGAGATCCCGCTATGATGCGGGCGCGCGGGCGGGCACCCGCGCGAGAGCACATTGTCCTCCCTGGTCAGGCGCCGGCGCAGAACATCGCGCCGGCGTTCTGCTTTAGGGCCGTATCCAGAGCACAGGCACGGCGGCCGATAGCGTCGCTCCGACAATGTCCCCGGCCAGCGCGGCGAGGTCGTAGGTTCCCGGCTCGACGCCCGGCGTGACCGACCGCAGGAGCCACGGCCCCTCGCCGATCCGGCAGATCGCCAGACGCCCGATCGCGGAGGGATCGACGCCGGCCGCGGGGCGGAAAAACACCAGCGCGTGGCGCATGAGCTGCGCCGACGAGGTCGCGCGCACGGCGACCGTGCCTTCCGGCGCCGAGGCCGGGGCATCGACGTCCGCCTCGGGGCTGTCCGACAGGTGGATCTCGCCGTGTTCGTCGACCGTGCCGGCGAGACGGACGCGGCGGCCTGCGGGCGAGACGGGGAGGCCCGCCTGCCGGAGGACTTCTTCCACCGGCACGTTGAGGAAGCTCGCAATGAGAGATGCGTCGGTCAATTGCATGCGCCTGCGCCCCTTGAACATGTTGGTCACCTGCGCAGGGTCAACTCCCAACACCTGCGCCAGGGCGCGCTGAGACTTGTGCTGGTCCTTGAGCCGCGCTCGAAACCATTGTGCGTTCATGGGTCGAGAATCCAAGGGGTTTCGCGAAAAGTTACACGGGCTCACTCTATCAGACGTTGCAGAAAAGCCAACCCGGCAACGCGCTGATCCCCGCATAGCGCGACGCGCGCGTTGCCTTAATCCCAACATCTAGGGTATACATGCTGCGGTTTCCCAAGATGGAGATTCGCCATGGCGCAAAACCCCAAGCGGTCGCCGGTGCTCGACCGGCTGGTCGAACGGTTCGGGACGCTGGCCGAGGTCGGCCGAATCGTCGGGCGCGACAAATCGACCGTCTGCCGCTGGACGTCGGTGCCAGCGCAGCACCACCGCCGCCTGCTCGAGGAGGCGCGCGCGCGGCGCGTCGCGCTGAAGCACGCTGACCTGGTCGTGTGATGCCGGTCCGGCTCACGCGGTCGCGAGAGACCGGCGCGGTGTTCTGGCACCAGACCTGCGAGGAGCCGGGCTGCACGGCCCCTGCCCCGTTCGGGTTCGACTGCTACCCGACGAAGGGGCTGGCGCTGATCCTCGCCGGCAAGCGCGAGGAAGGATATCGGCGCCTCGGGCGCTGGTACTGCGGCGCGCACCGGCCCAACCGCCCCGCCCCTGCCCCGGCGCAGGAGGCGCTGTTCTGATGGCCGTCTACTACAACGAGATCGACCCCTATGCTGCCCAATGGCTCCGCAACCTCATCGAGGCCGGGCACATCGCGCCAGGCGAAGTCGACACCCGTTCAATTGTCGATGTTCGACCTGATGACTTGCGCGGGTTCACCCAGTGCCATTTCTTCGCCGGCCTCGGGGGCTGGTCCCATGCCGCCCGCCTCGCCGGCTGGCCCGACGACCAGCCCATCTGGACCGGGAGCTGCCCCTGCCAGCCGTTCTCGGCGGCGGGACAGCGAAAGGGCGTCGGCGACGACCGGCACTTGTGGCCCGTCTTCTTCGGTCTTATCGCAGCCGTCCGGCCTCGAGTCGTCATGGGCGAGCAGGTTGCGAGCAAGGACGGCCTCGCTTGGCTCGACACTGTTTACGCTGACTTGGAAGGAGCGGGTTACGCCGTCCGGGCGGCGGATCTGTGCGCTGCGGGCGTCGGCGCCCCGCACATTCGGCAGCGACTCTGGTTCATGGCCGACGCCATGCACGCAGGACGAGCCAAAGGGCGGGCCGTCGCAGGGCACGGATCGGCTGCCGGGGATGGCAGCGCAGGCGCACTGGCCCACCACCACCACCACGGACGCGAAGGCGAGCCGGGCGCTGGGCTACGGCGGCCAGAACTTCATGACGCTGACGGACGCGGCGCGGTCGGCTTGGGCGACACCGACCGCAAACGAGAAGATGCGAAGCGAGGATTTCCAGAAGGGACGGCAGCCAAACGCGCGCGAAGCCATTGGGCCGAGGTCGACTGGCTCCCCTGCCGCGACGGAAAATCCAGGCCAGTTGAACCCGGCACATTCCCGCTGGCTCATGGGATACCCGGCCGAGTGGGACGCCTGCGCGCCTACGGCAACGCAATCGTCCCGCAGGTCGCGGCCGAAGTAATTCGGGCCTATGCGGATTGCGAGGCCGGCCAATGACCCCGCGCGACTCCGACCCACTGATCGGCCTAGCGATCGCGCTGGCGGCGTCCGGCATTGGCTGGTCGCTGCTCATCGCCGCGGCGCTGGCCATGTGGGGCGGACCATGACCTTCGCCCTTCGCCCCTACCAGGCCGAGATCATCGACCGCGCGCGCGAGCAGTTGCGCCAAGTCGGCTCGGTACTGATCCAGGCCCCGACCGGCGCCGGAAAAACCGCACTGACCGCAGCCATGCTCGGGACCGCCGCGTCGCGCGGGCACCGGAGCTGGTTCGTTTGTCACCGCGCGGAGCTGGTCGAGCAGGCCGCGACGACGTTCCGCCAGGTCGGCATCGCCTACGGCATCATCGCCGCTGGCACGAAGCCGGACCCGCTGGCGCCCGTTCAGATCGCCAGCATCGACACGCTGAAAAACCGCCTCGACAAGGTCCAGCGCCCGGCGCTCTGCGTGTGGGACGAGTGCCACCACGTCGCCGCCGCCGGCTGGTCGCGCGTCATGGCGGCGTGCCCCGAGGCGAAGCACGTCGGCCTGACGGCGACGCCGTGGCGCCTCGACGGCACCGGGCTGGGCGCGCATTTCAAGCGCATGGTCCGCGGCCCGTCCGTCGCGTGGCTCATCGAGCAGGGCTACCTCTCGCCCTACCGCGCGTTCGCGCCCTCGAGCCCGGACCTGCACGGGCTCAAGACCCGCATGGGCGACTACGTCCAGGACGAGCTTGCCGAGGTCATGGGCAAGTCGGCGATCGTCGGCGACGCCATCTCGCACTACCGGCGGCTGGCCAGCGGCAAGCGCGCGGTCGCGTTCTGCGTCAGCGTCAAGCACTCGCAGCAGGTCGCCGCCCAGTTCCGCGGCGCGGGCTACGTTGCGCATCACCTCGACGGCTCGACGCCGCGCGAGGAGCGCCGCGCCGCGCTCCAGGCGTTCCGCGACGGGCACATCCAGGTCTTGTGCAACGTCGACCTGTTCGGCGAGGGCTTCGACCTGCCGGCGATCGAGGCCGCGATCCTGCTGCGCCCCACGAAGTCTCTGGCGCTGTACCTCCAGCAGGTCGGCCGCGCGCTGCGACCATACCCCGGCAAGACGGCGGCGATCATCCTCGACCACGCCGCCAACACGCGCACCCACGGGCTGCCGGACGACGACCGCGACTGGACGCTGGCCGATCGCGAGAAGTCCAAGCAGAAGGCGGACGAGGGGAGCGACGCGATCCGGCAGTGCCCAACCTGCTACACGGTCCACCGGCCGGCCCCGGCCTGCCCCACCTGCGGGCACGTCTACGCCGGCAAGCCGCGCCAGCTCGAGGAGATCGACGGCGAACTGCATGAGATCGACCCGGCCGCGATCCGCAAGGCGCGCGCGCAGGAGCAGGCCAGCGCCCGCACGCTCGACGAGCTGATCGCGCTGGCAAAGGCGCGCAACTACAAGAACCCGGCCGCATGGGCCGGCCACGTCTACACGGCGCGCATGGCGCGCGGGAGGGCGGCATGAAAGAGCGCAGCCTGATGCACCGCCTGATGCTGGCGGTCGCCGGCCGGGCCACGGTCTGGCGCAACAACTCCGGCGTCGCGACGTACCCTGACGGCAGCGTCGTGCGCTACGGCGTCGCCAACCCCGGCGGCAGCGACCTGATCGGGCTGCGCTCGGTGACGGTCACGCCCGAGATGGTCGGCAAGCGTGTCGCCGTCTTCGTGGCGATCGAGGTCAAGGTTCCGACCGGCAAGGTCAGCAAGGACCAGGCGCACTTCCTCGACTTCGTCCGCCGCGCTGGCGGCATCGCCATCCTGGCGCGGTCCGAGGACGACCTCGCGCCGCTTTCCTGACGTACCAGAAAATCCCAAGATTGCGCTTGACGGCTCGAAAGTGTGTTGTCATAAACCCAACACCGGCCGACGACGTGGCCGCAACCAAGGGAGCCCGACGATGGACCGTTTCCCCGGCACCAGCATCGCCGACGACCGCGCCGCCGAGGCGGCTGACGAGTGCCCGTACCTGCTCGCACTCGAGCGCATCGAGGCCGCTCGCAACAAGGCGGCCGAGCGCATCCTCGCCGCCGTGCGCGAGCTTGTTGAGACGACGCGCAACGAACACGACAAAGTGACGACCGGCATTGCGATCTGCGACAACTACTTCAACTTCTCCGTCGACTGCATCAACGAGCAGCTCGACGAGCTGATTTTCAACGCCCGCAACCAGATCGACCAAGCCAAGGGAGAATAACCATGCCCAAGATCATCAACCCCGCGAGCCGCGAAGACTGGCTCGCCCTGCGCCGCGAGGACGTCACCTCGACGCAGTCCGCCGCGCTGTTCGGGCTTAGCCCGTACTGCACCGAGTACGAGCTGTACCAGCAGAAGCTGGGCGCGCTCACCGACGAGATCCAGGCCAACGAGCGCATGACCTGGGGCACGCGCCTCCAGGACGCCGTCGCGCTCGGCGTCGCGCAGGACATGGGCCTGCGCGTCCGCCGCATCAACACCTACTGGCGGCACAGTGAAGAGCCGCGCATGGGTGCCAGCTTCGACTTCGAGGTCATCGACCACGCTGACGGCCCCGGCATCATGGAAATCAAGTGCGTCGATTACGGCGTCTTCAAGGACACCTGGTCGGATGACGAGGCGCCGTCTCACATCGAAGTCCAAGTGCAACACCAGCTCGAGGTCGCGAACCGCGGCTGGGCGCTGATCGTGGCGCTGGTCGGCGGCAACACCGTGAAGACCCTCCGCGTCGAGCGCGACCGCGAGGTCGGTGCCGGCTTGCGCAAAGCGATCGCCGCCTTCTGGGCGCGCGTCGACGCCAAGTCGCCGCCGTCGCCCGACTACGCCCGCGACGCCGACGCGATCAAGCGCCTGCACAGCAACGGCAGCGGCGAGGTCAAGGTCGCCAAGGGCGACAACTACCTGCACAGCCTCGCCCTCGCCTACAACGCCGCCGCGCGCATGGAGAAGGACGCCGAAGCCCGCAAGGACGCCGCGCGCGCCGAAATCCTGACGCTGATCGGCAACGCCAGCAAGGTGATCGGCAACGGCTGGACCCTGTCCTGCGGCGAGATCAAGGGCTCGCCCGGCACCCTCGTCGTCCCCGAGATGATCGGCACCTACGTCGGCGCGCGCGCCGGCTACCGCAACTTCCGCCTCAATCTCAATGTGAAGGAGTAAACCTACCATGTCGAAGAGCACCGCCCTCGTCGAGATCCGCTCGACGCTCGCCACCATGGCACCGGAATTCAGGTCCGCCCTGCCCGCGCACATCACGCCGGAGCGGTTCATCCGCACCGCGCAGACGGCGCTCAACATGAACCCCGACATCGTCGACTGCGATCGGCGGTCGATCTACGGCGCGGTGATGAAGGCCGCGCAAGACGGGTTGGTGTTGGACGGCCGCGAGGCCGCGCTGGTCCGGTTCCGCAGCAAGGCGGGCGACCAGTGCCAGTATATGCCGATGGTCGCTGGCATCCTCAAGAAGGCCCGCAACAGCGGCGAGATCAGCACGATCAGCGCGCATGTCGTCTACAGCAACGACACCTTCAACTACACGCTGGGCGACGACGAGAAGATCGAGCACAAGCCCTGCCTGACCGGGGAGCGCGGCAAGCCAATGCTGGTCTACGCCGTCGCGACCTTCAAGGACGGCGGCAAGCAGCGCGCCATCATGACGGTCGCCGAAATCGAGCGCGTGCGCGCCGTCAGCCGGGCCAAGGACGGCGGCCCGTGGGTGCAATGGTGGGACGAGATGGCGAAGAAGACCGTCATCCGGCGCCTGGCCAAGTACCTGCCCAGCGCCGCCGACCGCGACGAGGACGAGGTGCAGCGCGTCGTCGAGCGCGACGACGAGCTCTACCAGCCCGCCGAGCCGGAGCCCGAGGTCCAGCCCGAGCCGGCGGCCCAGCCGGCCAAGCGCCGGACCCGCGCGTCGACGATCATCGAGGCCAAGGCCAACGAGGTCGCCCCGCTCCCGATCGACGAGCCGCCGCCGCCGGCCTCGCCGGACGACTACGGCACCGACACGACGTCGGCCAGCTCGCGCGGGGAGGATCTGATCTGATGCGTGCATGGTTTCAGTCGGAGGCGGCCCAGCGCCGCCTCCACCTGGCCGGCGACGCGCTCGCTTGCGTGCTGGCATCGGTGTTCTTCTACGCCCTTCTGGTGGCCTTCACATGACCACCGATCCTCTCCCCCGGCTGGCCCGCCTCGCGGGCTGGTGGCGCGGCGCGGCCAGCATCCGCGTCGCCGAGGCAGCGGAGCACCCGTCGCAAAGCGACGCGCGGCGGCGCCACCTCATGCTCGCCGCGCAGTACGAGCGCAAAGCGGCGGAACTGGAGGCCCAGTCATGAGCGACGTCTACAAGGAGTTCGAGGTCGATTTCTTGCGTACTCGATATGCAGGCCCAACCGCAGCGGAGATGAAAATGGCGCAGGCGATCACCCGACTCCGCGCCCGCGTCGAGGTGCTGGAGCAGCACCTGCGCGACGCAGTGTCTGTCGCCGACATGGCAATGTCGGACGCTAACGGGTGCGATTGCCGTACCGAAAGGAAATGGGATCGGGAAGCAGAGTTAGAGGTGTTTCGAGCCGCGCTTAAGGAGGCCCAGCCATGAACGACGAGATCACGAGAGTTGCGCGGGCCATAGCCGAGCGGGCCTTGATCAGTTCTCGCCATCCCTGGCCAGCGCCGGATCATCCAGACTGGCTCGATCTGGCTTGTGCGGCCATCGACGCCATGACCAGTCCAAACCACCCTCCCGTCGTGGTGCCCGACGACATCGTTGCGCGGGTCGATGCGCTGATCCGGATGGATTCAGTCGGGACGCCGCTTGCGCGGGCGATGCGAGAGGTGTGCGTCCGGCTGCTGCTCGACGCCCGCCTGGAAATCCTGTCGCTGCGCTCGCAGCTCGACGCTACCTACGTCGCAATGCGTGTCAGGATGCTGGAGGATGCGCTGGCCGACGAGCGGGAAACCAGAGCGCGGCTGGCCGAGGCCAACCAGCGGCTTCAAGACCGCCTTGTGGTCCTGGAGCGGGTGCATGAGGCTGCGCGCCGGCTCGCCGACCCCTTCTGGAGATTGCAGGGGGCGTTGTTCGAGGCCGCGCGGCAGGCCGTACCGGAGGCCCAGCCATGACCATCCTGAAAAGCGGATCCCTGTCGACCGCGGTCTCGCAGTTCGTCGAGGAGCAGCCGGACCGGACCGCAACCACAGAGCAGATCCTCGCTCAGTTCGCCGGCCTCGCGAAGCCACAGCAGATCCGATCCGCGATCCAGACGGGTGTCCGCAACAGGTGGCTAAATCCACTCGTTCGCGGCAGCGTCTACGCTCGCACCGAGCGGCCGACGCGATATTTCGTTAGCCCAGAGGTCATGGAGTACCGAAGCGGCGCGTCCGAGTATCCCGACTACGACGCGGCCACGCGAGCATGGAATGCCGCCACGGCATCGTGCATCGACCGCTACGAGGACGACCCGCGCAGCGTCAACGCCCCGCGCGTTGTTGGCCGCCTCTCCCAAACCCAACCCGTGCGATCGATCACCGGGTGCGCAGCGGCCATGTGCGCGGATACGCGGTGATGGACCCCGCGCACGCAGACCGGCTCGCTCGAGCCCACTACGAGCGCCACGCGCCCGGCCGCTGGGGCCGGTATGAGGACTATCCAGGGCGCGCGCTGCTGGTCAAGGACGCGCAGGTCTGGCTCCAAGCCTGCCGGGACGCAGGCCTCACCCTAGTAGAAGCGGAGGATGGACGATGACCCCACCCCTCGACAAGATCGCCGAGGCCCTATGGCGGCACGCCGACAAGGCCGCCGCGCGGCTAGACTGGCTGGAAGCGCCGCCCAAAGACCGCGCGCGCTGGACCGCCGCAGCAAAGGCGGTCCTCGCAACGATCGGCGACGACCCCGCCGCCAAGCTGCGCGAGAGCAACGCGCAGCTCAAGGCTGAGCTGTTCTCGGTCTATCGCGACATCGAGCAGATGATGTCGGACCGGGTCAACGCGCTCTACGCTGCGGCGCGCGAGATGAAGGAGGACACGCGCTCGCAGCGTCACCTCAACCAGCGCGCGGAGGAGCTCGGTCGGGCGATGGGGATGGTGCGCTCCATGCGTCGGCCCCCCCGGCCGTGACGCTGATCATCCCGCCAGGCGTCCGCATTACCGACCCCTGCTATTACTGCGACCGGGCGCTCGAGGAGGTCCGGCGCCTCGGTTGCGGCAGCCAGCAATTCTCCCAGGACACCGTCGACCGCCTCTGCTGGGTGCTCGACTACAGTCGGAAGCGACCATCATGATGACCCCCACCTTGCTGCGCGAAGGCGACGCCGCCGCATACCTTGGCCTGTCCCGCATGAGCCTGCGGCGCCACGGCCCGAAACCCATCAAGATCGGCCGGCTGGCGCGCTGGCCGGTCGCAGCCCTCGACGCATGGCTTGCGTCGCGGATCAGCGCCGCGCATCGTGTCAGCGCGGACCAGGCCACGGAGCAAGCGGTCAATGCCATCAGAAAAGCGCGTAACGCGGCGGCTCGCTGACGGGACCGTCAAGACCTACACCTACTCCAGCGCCCCGCGGCAGGACGCCGTCTGGACCCTAGGCCGGGTGATCTCCAGCTACCGCCGGTCCGCCCGATTTGCCGGGCTGGCCCCCGCGACAAAAACCGCCTATCTGCACTACCTTGAGCACCTGCGCCCGCTCGCCGAGGTGCCCATCGCCGAGATCAAGCGCCGTCATATCCGCGCGATCCGCGACGAGCTGGCCGTCGCCACGCCTGCGGTCGCGAACGCCGTCGCCAAGCTGGCCCGCACGATCCTCGCCTTCGCGGTCGAGGACGACCTGCTGGAATACAACGTCCTGATCGGCTTCAAGAACCTGCCCGGCGGGGAGCGCCGCGCCTGGACCGAGGCGCAGGTCGCCGCGATCGGCAAGCTGCCGGAGAACCTGCGCCGCGCCGCGGTGCTCGGCCTCTACACCGGCCAGCGAATCGGCGACTGCGCCGGCATGACATGGTCGGCCTACGACGGCCAGGGCATCGAGGTCGTGCAGCAGAAGACCGGCGCCAGGCTATGGGTGCCGGCGCACGCTGCCCTGCGCGCTGAGCTTGACGCCTGGCCGCGCGCCGCCGTCACCATGCTGGCCACGATCCACGGTCGCCCGTGGCGGTCCGGCCGCGTCCTGTCCACCCGCTTCGCCATGGCCGCCGGCCAGATCCCGGCCCTGCGCGGCGTGACGTTTCACGGGCTGCGCAAGACCGCTGCCGCCCGCCTCGCCGAGGCTGGATGCTCGACGCATGAGATCGCCGCGATCACCGGGCACAGAACCCTCGCCATGATCGAGCTCTACACCCGCGACGCCGACCAGAAGCGGCGCGCGACGGCGGCGATCTTTCGCCTGGAAAACGCCGGGAAAACGGAGCGTAAGTAGCTGATGCCGCAGCCGTTTAGAGTTTCCACCTGTTAAGCGGATCGGCAGCAATCGCAAGGGGTTGTGCGTTGGGATTGTCCCAATTTCGCCCAGCCCGTTCCGCCCCTGTTCACTTCGCGGCGACGCCTTTCAACTTCTCATACGTTCGCAGTCCGCCCAGGCCCAGCATGGCGAACATCAACTCCCACAGGTTGCTGTCGAGGACCGGCGGCTTGGCCAGCGGCTTGCCGATGATGAAGGCCAGCCACATCCCGATCGGCACCAGCAGGTAGGTGTACGCCACCGCCGCCGCGCAGACCCAGCCGATCGCCGGCCGCCATCCGCCGACGAACACGGACCCGCTCGCCGCCTCGGCCTTGTTGACCTCGAGCTGCGCCGCGTCGCTCGCCATCAGCGCGTCGCGCAACTCGGCCTCGGCCTTCGCCCGCGCCGCCGGGTCCGGGATGAATTTGTCGAGAACCTTGAGGCCGGCCGCGACCGCCTCGCCTACGCCGAACGCCATGTCACGCCTCCACCAGCTCGAAATGCGGCAGGTCCACAAACCGCTCGTCGCGGTCGCCGTCCGCTCGGGTCTTGCCGTCGCGATCCCAGTCGCCGCCCCAGCGGATGGCGACGCCCTGCGCCGCCGCCGCCGCCAGCACGGCTCGGGCCACGGCGACGAACGCAGCGGTGTCGGCCCAGTCGATCCGCCCGCCCTTGAGCGGCGCCAGATCGACCGCCAGCGACGGCATGGAGTTGTGCCTCGACCGAGGCCACGGCGTCTTCGACAGGCCGCGCCGGACCACGTCGTCCTGCTCGGCCCGCGACCGATGGCCGCACACGACCATGATCGGCATCTGCGCCGCGACCGCCTCGACCACCGCGCGCAGCCGCGCGTCGACCGTGGCGAGGCGCTCGACGCTGACCTTGCCCAGCCCCGTCATCGTCCCGGCACCATGGCCAGGACGTGCTGCCAAAGCCACGCGAGCCCGGCTAGGATCGTGACAATCGCGCCGCCGATCTTGACCGACAGCCACCAGGCGCCCTTGCCCATGTTCGCCGCGGCGACCAGGCTGCCCAGCTTCTCGTCGATGTTCTCGAGGCGCGACTTCATGTTGGCCATCTCGGCCTTGAGCGCGCCGATCTCGGCCGCATGGGCCAGCATCGCATGGTCGATCGCGGCCTGCGGCCCTGGTTGGTACAGCTCGCGCATCAGGCCTTGACCTCCGTGATGACAATGGACGAGCACAGCACTCCGCCCAGACCTCGCGTCCCGGCGTTGCCGTTGAATGTCGTGGTCCCCGCCCCACTCGCTCCGCCGCGCACCCGGAACGTGGTCGCGCTAAGCGATACGGCCGTCGTCTGGAACCGGAACGAGACCGTCACCGGAGAGTTGGCCGCCGGGGATAACTGGGTGCCGGCGGCGATCGCAGACGTCCCGGCGTCGCGGAACAGGAGCGCCGTCATCGCCGTCGTGCCGACAAACGACGTCGACAGGATGACCGACACGTCGACGATCAGGATGTTGCTGGCGCCCTTGGGCGTGATCGTCGCGGTCAGGTACTCGTTGCCGGCCGTGCTGGTCGGGACCGAGTCGGCGAACGAGATCGTCCCCGTCCCCGTAGCGACCGCCCCTGTGATCGCAGAGACGACCTGCACCACCACCCCGGCCGCGACGGCCGATTGCCCCACGCTGTTTGCCGGCACCGTCAGCGTGCGCCCGCTCATATCGAACGGCTCGGCCATCATGGCCGGGTTGACGAACGTCGTCATGGCGCGAAATCCTCCAGGAGGTTGAGCGCGTCGCGGAACGAGATGCCGAGGCGGTACTTTGTGGCCAGCAGCGCCGAGCAGGTGTCCAGCGCGGCCGGGTCAAGCCGGAGCTGCGCGCGGAACGCCTCGACCTCGTAGCGCAGCCGCCAGCGGCGCGAGAACAGGTAGCGGGGATAGAACCGGATCGGCGCCTCGCGCCATTGCCGGACGTGATCAAGCTCATGGGCTAGCAGGCCAGCGTCGTTCCGCGCCGATGGCCGGATCTGGACGATCGGCCCGAGGGTCCGGCCGTCAGCCCAGGCGGGCAGCAGGAAGTCGGAGTAGACGACGCGGGCCATCAGAACAGGTCGTTCCAGGTGCTGCCGTTCCAGCAGCGCAGCTTGTTCGTGCCACTGTCGTAGTAGACATCCCCGGCCAGCGGCGAGGCTGGCGCGCTGGCCATGGGGACGAAGCGCCACTGTCCGCCGGAGCGCAGAACGACGTTGAGCGCGCTGCCCGAGCCGATACCCCATCCCAATTCCATCGGCACGGAGCCCGTACTCGGGGCCGCCGTGGCGCGAGCGGCGAACAGCGCCCCCCGCACGAAATTAGACCCGTCGTGGCCGTACCACTCTCGCGTCTCAAACCCAGTAAGGCCCCCGCTCGCGGCCGGCGATGTCGGAGTTCCACCTGCGGTGTACGCGCGGCCAAGGTTGCCGAATACGTTCTGCGACGCTCCGTAATAGGAATACTGGTTGATGGCCGACACCGCGCCGCTACCAGATCCAACCCCCTGCACGTTGAGCGCGCCGCCGTTCGCCCGCACTTCTGACGTGCCCGCCACCGTCGCGGAAATCGGCACATAGGTGCCGGCACCCGCCGCGGTGATCCACCGCACGATGATGAGCTGCCCATTGGGCGGGGCAGCGGTGAAGGTCAGGACGTTGCCTGCGAGCGAATAGTCCGAGACCGCCGACTGGACGATCCCGCCGATCGAGACCGTGATCGCGTTCGCCGATGCCGGCGCGTTCTGGAGCGTGAACGAAACGGCCACGCCGTTGCCGGTGAACTCCTGCACGTTGACGAACGCCGTCGCGGTCACGCTGGCCAGCCCGGCCACGTCCGTCACGCCCGGAGCCCCGGTCGCGTCGAACACCAGCACCTTGTTCGCGCGGATCGCCGACGACGGCAGCGTCGCTTCAAGCGCCGCGTCGGACACCGGGAACGAAAGTGACCGCTCGAGCTCCTCGTCGACCTGCTGCACCTGCATCGTCAGTCGGTCGAACGCCCGCTCATGGACCTCGGGGTAGAAGCCCCCCTGGTTGCGCAGGTCCGTTTCCTGCGTCAGCGGGACCAACCGCACGATCGTCAGCGTCTGGCCCGAGGCCGGGGCGCTCACCATCGTGACGTTGCCGCCCGCGTCTGACCCCACCCCGCTCACGGTGTAGTGCGTCGACAGCGTTTGCACGGTCTCGATGCCGCTCGACGACCGCAGGACCACCTGGAGGTCGGACGCCGCGAACACCTTGAACCCGTAGGCGAAGACGGTCTGCGTTCCGTTCCCGGTGTACGGCCCCGACCTGGATACTGCGCTCGCGACAGTCATCGTGAGATCCCCTTGCGGTTACGCCAATCTATCCCGAATGCCTTGGGATTTCCACAAGCATCCGGTCAACGAAACTTGTCCGGGTCGCGGGTGACGAACATCTCGAACGGCGTGATGTCGGCGCCCTCGGCCCACAGGTAGATGCCCTCGGCCGTGATCCAGGCTTGCCGGCTTGGCAGGTGCAGGACCGGCCCCGCCGTGTCCACCGCCGCCTTGACCAGCCCGCGGTCGGCCTCGCCCTGCCCGATCTGCTTGCCCAGCCGGACGAGGCTCTCGACCGCCGACCCGACCGGCGAGCCGGCGTAGCCGAAATTGGAACCCAGCGCGTTGACCACGTCGCGGACCCCAACGAAGCCGCTGAGCGCGTATTTCAGCGTCGTCGCCGCCATCCACTTCGCCCAGCCCTCCGGCTCCTCGTCGTCCTCCGGGCCGCGCCCCATCATCAGCTCGGACGCGATCGCCGGCAGGAACGTCAGCAGCGCCATGTTGGCCACGAACTTTGGCATGTCGGCCGGCCGACGCACGCCGCGCGCCTGGTCGACCATCATGTTGTAGCTGGCCGAAAAGAACGAATAGAACGCGGTGAACATCTTCATGCGCGGGTCGCCGCGCTGGATCTGCGCCAGATCCTTCTGGAGCCCCGAGGACTGCGTCGTGCGCACGGTCTGGTCCGCGTAGTCGATCGCCTTGGCCTCGTCCCCGTCGAACTGTTCCATGCCGACCTCGTAGGCGGCCAGCCACGTCGGCACTGCGACGCCCATGTCCATCATGCCGGTCAGGTAGAAGAACGACCGCTTGACCGCGTCAATCTTGCCTTCCGGCCCAAGCTGCCGCAGCGTGTCGCGGATGTCCCGGTCGAGGCTCTTGGCGCGCGTGCGCATTTCGACCGACCGCTCATAGACGAAGGCGACCTTCTGCTTCATCCCCTGCGGGGCGCCGTAGAAGCTGGCGACATGCTTGGCCAGCACGCCCTTGGGCAGCGCCGCCGCCGACGAGAAGAAGCCGGTCGGCTGGACCATCGCCGTCGTGAGCTTCCAGCCCATCGCCGAGATCGACATGCCCGACCGCAGGTGCTGCACCACCTTGTCGAACGGGCTCAGGGCCGGAACGTCACCAGCCGCAATGTCGCGCACCCATTCCTTCATGACGCGATGGAACTGCGGCCCCTTGACGTCGAGGATCGCGCCCCTGACCTCGGGGTGGTCCAGCAGGCGGGCAACGTCGAGGATCGCCTCGCGGTGGCTGATGTCGTGGATCAGCTCGGCGACGTGCTCGAACAGCACGTCGAGCTCGAGGCGCACCGGCATGCCGCCGGAGCCCACGCGCTCGATCGCCGCGCCCGTCCGCGTCGAGGCCTTGGCCACGGCGCCGCTCATGAGCTGCTGCGCCAGTTTGTCGACCTGGTGCGAGTAGGCCCGCTCGCTCATGTCCGGGTCGTACTTCAGCGGGTAATAGCCGCCCTTGAACTCGCCGAACGGCGTCGCGACCGCCGCCGCGTCCACCTTGACCGGCACCACGCCCTTGACCTTCTTCTCAAGCGCGGCCAGCGCCGGCCAGAACGTGTCGATGTAGTCCCAGACCGACTGAACGAATTGCCAGTCCGCCTCGGTCATCGACCGCGCGAACACCGCGTCGACCTGCGCGTCCGACCACTTGAAGCCCTTGCGGATGGCCTCGCGGTTGCCCTCGTTGCCCCAGTTCAAGGCCAGCGAGATCACCGTCGCCTTGCTCAGCGGCTGACCGATCTCGGGATGGTAGGTCGTGCGCGTGCGCCACGTCCGGCGCCCGTCCTCGGGGAACCGCTCGAACAGCTCCTTGATCTTGGCCGTGGCCTCGATCGACATGCGCGTCTCGTCGTTCTGCGCGTCCTGCAAGGGCTTGAACAGCGCCTGCCACACCGGCCCCAGCGGCGCGAAGCCGTCCATCTCCCGCACCAGGTTCTCGATCTTGCGGTGCGAGGCGAAGAACTGGTTCTTGAACCGCTCGAGCCCGTAGCCGACGCCCTTCTCGATTGCGTCGCGCGAGCGCCGCGCCTTGACCTTGAGGTTGTCGAGGATCGTCTCGGCGACCAGCGCCGCCGTCCGGTTGAGGTCGCGCTCGGCCTTGTTGCGCAGGAGCCGCGTCTTCGTCCGGCCGACCGCGACGATGTTCTCGACCGTGTCGCGCAGCGCGATGAACTCCTCGAGCGTCAGGTCGCGGTAGTGCGTCGTGCCATCCGCCGCCAGGATCTCCGGCGCGATCTCCAGCCTCGCCTGCTCGTCCTCGGCCAGCGCGGCCTTCCACCGCTCGATCTGCCGCAGCTCAAGCACCGCCCGCCGGCGGTCCGACATCTCGGAGCCGAACTGGTACGCCTCAAGGATCGCCCGCGCGCGCTGGAGGTAGTCCCAGTCGATCGCGCCCGGCTTCTTCGACAAATACTTGCGGAACCGCTCGATCGCCGTCTCGATCTCCTTGCGGGCCTCGGTCGAGCGCCTGACCATGTGCGCCGCGATGATGCGCTGGCGTTGGTGCCAGGCTGCCGCCGCCCACTCGCGCCCGGCGACCGCGTCGACCACGGCCTTCGCCGCGGCCTTCTCGGCCCGCCGCCACCGCTGCGTGTCCATGATCTCGCGGACCTGCGTCGTCGCATTCAACTGGTCGACGGCCCGCTCGATCGCCTCGCGGTCGACCGACAGAGCGTCGACGGCGATGCGCCGGGCCGCCGCCTGGTCGCCGCGCATGTCCTTGGCCGCCTTGGCCGTCGCCTGCACGCGCGCCCGCCCCAGCGCCGCGTCCGCGCGCCCCTGCGGCCCCGCGCCGGGCGACATGCGCACCGCCTCGGATTCCTGCTGCGTCACGTCGGCGTCGGTCACGTCGGCCGCGCTCGGCGCCTTCTGGCCGGCCAGCGTCCGCCGGACCGCCGCGTCGACCATCTGGCCCGCGCCCAGCCGCTTCAGCGCCCGGAACTCGGCCTCCAGAACCCGCATCTGCCCGTCGCCGTGCAGCGCCGCGATCGACGCCTCGTAGGCCCGGCCGTCCGTCCGCGCGTCGGGGAACTGCGCGCGCAACTGAGCCTGCGTCCGGCGCTCGATCTCCTGCTCGATCGGCGGCGCGGCCAGCATGGCCTGCACCAGCTCGTCGCCAGAGGTGAACCCAAACATGGACGCGACCATGTCCGCCGGCACGCCCTCGTCGGCCGTCACGCCCCGCGGCAGACGCTTGGTCACGCGCGCGCCGTAGGCGTCCTTGAGCAGGCCGCGCGCCAGCTTGACCGGCGCGTCGACCGTCGAGCCGTCCGGCAGCCGCCCGGCCGTCAGGAACGCAATGGCCTGATGCACCGGCTCGGCCCGGACCTGCGCCTCGACCTCGTTGGCGATCGCCTCGCGCGCCTCGCGATACTGCTCCGTCTGCTCGCGTTCAGCGTCGCGCTGGAGCGCCTCGGCGACCTCGGTTTCGGCCTCGAGCCGCGCGCGCGCCGCCAGGTCCGCGTAGGCCCTGAACTCGGCCTCGGTCATGCCGGCGGCCTGCGCCGTCGAGAACAGCGCGTCGAGCCCGTACTCGCGCCGCGCCGCGGCGATCTCTTCGTCGCTCGCGATCAGGCGGTCGAACACGCCCCGGATCTCGTCGTTGATCGGCACCCGCAGCTCGGTCAGCGTCTTGTAGATGCGGGTCAGCCACGCCTTGAACCGCTGGAAGACCGAGGCAAGATCCTGCGCCGGCGCCTTGCCCTCGCGGAAGTACGCCTCGCCCGTGCGCGCCCAGGTCTCATGCGCCTCGACCGGGATCTCGGCCACGTCCGGGGCAATCCCGAGATAGGCCGCCGTCCGCTCCCAGTCCGCGACAATCTCGGCCGGCGCGTCGGGGCGCTGGGCGTCGGCGCGCAGCTCCTCGAGCCAGCCGTGGCTCAGCTCATGCAGGAAAGTCGAGAGGTCGGCCTTCTCGGTCAGCGTGATGATCGACCGCCCGCCGGGAAGCAGGCGGATGGAGCCGCGGGGCATGGAGCCTTCGCGCTGATTGAAATCTTGCTTCTTCGCAGCTCGCGCCTTGGCAATTACATCAGACAAGGCAGCGCCAAGACGGTCGCCAAAAGTGGGATCTACATATTCGTCCCACTCGTCCTGAAAGTTTACAGGCACAAACGTCTTTTCTTTGCCCAGCTCTATCGTGGCCCAAAGATTATCAATCGTTACATATATGTCCGAAAACGCGCCGCTCAGCTTGTTTTTGGGCCTGTGATTTGAAACGCGAAGCAAAAGATTGTCGGGCGTCTTTAAATAAACGCTGGAAAATCCATCCTCGGACACAACGAACCCATCGTGCCGATTAGACCGAATGTATTTTTTGCCGCGCGCGTCAATTTTTGCGCCGATAAAGTCGGCGATGTTTTGTTGCAGTTCTTCAAAAGCCTTTGGGTCATCGTATGTGCGGTTTCCAACCATGTCGGCTGGAACTTGCAATGTCGCGCCCGGCGCGCGCGCGTCGCCCTGCTCCAGCGTGTCGCCGCGCTCGACAGCCGCAGCCATCCGGCCACGCATCTCGGCCACCTGCTGGGACCGGTTCAGGACCGCAAGGATCTCCTCCGCGACAGCGTCCTGATCGGCGTCGATCTGTCCGTCCAGCCACAACAGTGCGCGGTCCAGCATGCGCGCGCGATAGTCCGCGCGCTCGCCCTCGCTCAGCTTGTCCAGCACTTTGCGCGCGGCGGCGGGATCGAACTCGCCGTCGCGGATCCCGTCGATGTCATCCGCAAGGTCAGCGAGCTGCGCCTCGACAGTCGCGAGCGGGCCGCGGTCCTGGCGTGCGGGCTGCTCCAGCGTCCGCCCCTCGCCCGCCGTCTCCAGCAGCGGCGCGATCAGCGAGCGCGTCACGTTGCCCTCGATGCCGTTGCCCAGCACCGTCTTCGCCAGCGTCGCCGAGTCCGGCACGGGGTATGTGTCGGGCAGGCCCATCAGCCGGGCCATCATGCGCGGCGTGACGACCTTCACCCGGCCGTCCGGCAGGATGATCCGCGGCTTCTCGTTCGCCGCCTTGAGCGTCGGCGCCGCGCCGCCGGCGTTCGCCGCAGACCAGCTACCCCGGAACCCGGACCCGCCCATGGTGATGATCGGCTGGCCCGCGTCGAGGCGCCCCTTCGCGATCATGTCGTCGAGGCGCTGGCGCTCGACCGGCGGGATCGTCCCGTCCGGCGCGTCCTCGATCAGGTCGGACAGCGCCTCGTACCAGTCGCTCGGCCCCACCTTCTCCGGCAGCGGCGGCAACTCGCCGTCACGCACCGCGCGCAACAGCATGCGCTTGCGCGTCTGCGCCGCGCCGTAGTCTGCCGCGTCGTGGATGACGATGTCCCAGGTGTACCCGGCCGCGTTGAGCGCGTCGGTGATCTCCTTGAACAGCGCCGTCTCGGCGTACTGCGGCACGTTCTCGATCGTGACGACCGGCGGCTTGGCCACCGTGATCGCGCGCGCCACGGCCTGCGCGCTGGCCCGGTCCAGCTCGTTTGCGCCGCGCAGCGTCTTGGCCGCGCTGAAGTTCTTGCAGACCGGGCTGGCGTGAAACAGCGTGACGTCCGCGTCCGCGATCTCCTGCGGGTCGACGTCGCCGACACCGCGCGTCACGAAGGCGGTGCCGAAGGCCGTGTTGGCGAACTCGTTGATCTCGGCGTCGTACTCAACCGCCATCGTGCTATCGACGGCGCCGATCGCGGCCTCGAGCGTTCGCGCGCCCGAGAACCAGGTGGCGATGCGCGGGCGTGCGGGCTGTTCTAGGGTTCGCCCCTCGCCGGCACGATTGGCGATCGCCTTCATCTCGCGGGCCTGCGCCCTGACGGCGCGGTCGTAGCTTCCTTCGCCCTTCAGCCTGACCCCATCTCGCAACGAGTGCCGGCCGGTGTGGGCCGGGTCGTAAACCATGAAGACGACGTCGGGCTCGCCGTTGTTGAACTTGGCGAATGCCGCCTTGTCCCATCCGGCAGGAGCCTGACTGTCATCCCACGTCAAACGGGCAACAGCGCGGAAGCCATGCGCGGCGTAGAACTCTGGGAGAATGGTCTCGAATGCGTCGAGCTTCCGACCGCCTGCGGCGACAGCCAGCTCCATGACCGCGCGGCCTGTGCCGCCACCGCCGAACACCGACACAATGTCGCCGTCCGGCTTGATCGCAACGCCGGCCTGGCCGTTCTCAGACAGAAACAGGCGCATGCCGGCATAGTCCGCCGGGTCATAGACAAAGACGGCGGCCCCAACGGCGCCCATCCGTTCTTTCGCGGCGGTAATTGCTGCCGCAAAAGCCTGCGCGTTCTTTTCGTCGCCAGGCGCCAGTTCAAAAAACGCCGGCGTCTCGACGCCATTTCGGTTGAAAACTTGCTTGAGGTAGCGCCCCGCCTCCCACCGCTCGACCGCGGTTACACCAAGGTCTGCCGGCTTTAGAAGCCGAACGCCTCTGCCATCTTTTCGGCCTCTTCCCTGGTAAGACCCGGATGGTTCCGCATTGCGACCGCGATCGGATCGGACGCGCCGGGTGGCAGCGTCTCCGACGAAGCGGCGCTTTTCTGAGCCAGCAAAGCCTCGAGCCGCTGGCGGCTGCCCGGCGCCGGCTTGTAGTCCGCCATCTCCAGGTCGTGCTGCTGCTGCGCGTCCATTTTTTTCCTCCTTGGTCAGCGCCGCCTTAATGCGACGCTCCGACACGCCTTGCGCGCGCGCGACTGCCGCGGCGGCGTTGGCGTAGTCCGGGGCCTCGTCGTCATCATACCCCCCGATGTCGACGGGCTCAACCTTGGTCTTCGCACTTCCTTTGCCGGCCTCGTCCGGCTTCTCGGCAAGAACGACATCTTCCTTTGCGGTCTCGTAGAGGCGCTTTTCCGCGTACCAGAGCAGCGCCTGCAAATCGCTCATGTTGAGCGACGCAAACTCCGGCCGCTTCTGCAACTCGGCCAGCGCAAGGCGAAACACCGCGCGGATCTTCTGGCGCTCGGCAGGCCCCGCGGGCTGCTCCTTCTGGCCGTCAAGTTGTTTCGCCAGGTTGTTGGCGGCGTTGCGAAGCCCTTTCCCGTAGCTGCTATCGGGCGCCGGGACGGCATCGTTTGCGTACTTGGTCGCCAGACCCTCGCTTTTCGTCTCGCCAGAGAACTTCGCCAGCCCCTCTTCGTAGGCAGCAACCCATGCCGATGCGGCGGCGCCGCCGTCATCGCCGACCCTGTCCATTATGGCGCGGAATTGAGGCGTCGCCGATCCCTTGCCAACAGCAAGCGCGACCTGGTCCAGGTCGGCGTCGGTCACGACTTCTGCGCCAGCCCCGGCGCGCGCCTCCAGCGCGGCAATCATGCGCTCGCGGTCAGCGCGGTTCACCTCAAGGTCTTGCCCCTTGGCGCCCTTCCTGGTGATCCTGCGCAGCTCGCGCGCAAACGCCTCAACGTCCAGCCCGCCCAGCGCAGCCCGTAGTCGTGTGCGCCCCCGCGATGCCGCCTCTTGGTCGACCTGGATCAGAGTGCCGGTCCAGCGCCCCCAGGACCGGACGAGCCATCGGTCCATGGTAAGCGCGTCGAAGAACCCATACAGGTTCGAGAAAAACCCGTTGCCGATCTTGGGCCCAATGATCGCGGCGCCGCGGACGGTCTCGGTCGAGAACTCGCCGGTCGGGCTCAGATCCTTGTCGATAGCCGTGATCTCGCTGACCGTGAAATCGGTCAGCATGAAGCGGCGCAGATTGTCGATGCCCCACAGCTTCTGCAAGCGGTTGAACAGTCCCAGCGAATTGTTGATCGCCGCCTGCGCGTTACCCGCCTCGATGTCTGTCGGCATCTCGCCCGGCGCGACGCTGTTCCCTTTCATCCTCCGGTAGACTTGCTCGGCAAGCTCGAAGTTCTTGTCGACCTTCAGCCCGTTGCTGGTTACCGCCAGCGCCCAAGTGAACCGGAACCGCGCGAGCTCGTCAGTCGCGATCTCGGGATGCACCAACGACATGACCGCCAGCGCCTGGCGCGTCTTGAGGTCGTACCATCCGACCGCGTTGGCGTTTGTCTTGAACGCCTCGATCGCGTCGCGCACAGCCATGCGCGTTAGGAACGCTATCGTCTCGGGCGAGTCTGAGGTCAGGTCGACGCCGGCGGCCTTGGCCGCATTCTGCACAGACTCCTGGAACGCCAACTTTAGGTCGCGCCCGGTAGCCCAGGCCTTGGACTTGCTGATCCGGGTCGCTTCGCCATCAAGCGCCGCGGCCTTCTCGACAGTCGCGGTCCTCTCTGCCCCCAAAGACACCTTTGGCTGCCCGTCCTGCGCGGCCTGGGCGGCCGGAGCTTGGCCACCCCCTGCCTGAGTAGCGGTCTGCCCAGAACCCTCGCCGGCGGGCAGATTATCGCCCTGCTCCAGCGTCCGCTCGCCGTCCGCGTTGACGTCCTGCCCCGCCGCATAGCGGTCCATGGCCTCGCGGACCTGCTCGCCCGTCACCGCCTTGACGTCGAGGCCCAGCGTGTTCAGCACCTCGTCGAGCTGCCCCATGGCGTCCAGGCGCTGCGCCAGCGCCTCGTTGCGGTTGCGCGGGGAATAGACCGGATTGCCGCGCAGCTCGGCCTCGATCGCCGACAGCAGGTCTTCCGGCGTCGCCCGATCGGGCAACTCGGGGAAGTAGCCTTCCTCCCAGGCCGCGCGCGCCGCCTCGTCCAGCGAGAGCTTCGAGGCCTCGGTCGCGTCGACCGTCCCCGGCGTGAGCTTCTCGCCAGCCGCCGCGTTGCGCGTCTCGACGACCAGCCGCCGCCGGCCCTTCTGGCCCCGGTGCCACTTGTCGGCGTCCATGCCCTTCAGCTCGCCGCCCGCGTCGATCAGGCCGCCGCGCTGCGAGAGGAACTCCAGCAGCGACGAGCCGAACGCGCGCCGCGACGTGATCTTCGCCGGCGAACGCAGGTCGTCGAGCGTCAGGTCGAGCTGGTCGATCTTGCCGCCCGTGAGCTGGCGGCGCACCAGCGGCCGGTTCTCGAGGTAGACGTCGACCGGGTCGAGCCCGAGGCGATCCGCGCGCGTGCGCACCCGCGCGGTCACCAGCGCCGCGTACTGCGTCGCCGCCACGTCGTCGAGCGCCGCCGCCTTGAGCTGGCCGAAGATATCGTCGTAGATCGTGCGGATCTGGTCCTGCTTGCTGACGACGTCGCCCAGTTCGTCGCGCATCCGGCCGAGTTGCTCCTCGACCTGCTCGGGCGTCCATTCCGCCGCCTCGCGCGCGGTGACACCGTCGTCGCTCAGCCGCACGTTCTCCGCCAGCGTGTCGAAGGCCGGCGTGCCGACGAAGGCGTTGACGAAGGTCGACAGCGGCATGCGGACGTCAGCGCCCGTCTCCTGCGCCACCGCCACGTCGCGGGCCAGCCGCTCGACCTCTTCCGGCGACATGAACTGAGCGAGGTCGGGCTGTTCCTGGAACAGCGTCACCGCCGTCTGCGCGTCGATCTCGACCGCCTGGTCCGGCTTCATCAGGCCGGTGACGAAGGCGCGGAACTTGTCCGGGCTGCGCTCGCGCAGCTTGGACTGCTCGGCGAGCTGGTTGATCGTCTTGAGCTGCTCGGCCTGCTTCTCGGCCTTCTCTGAGGCCTGCCGCGCGCGCGCCGCCGCCTTGCCGCCGCTGGCCGTCAGGATGATCGACCGCACGATCGCGGCCGACGTCCCGGCCACCGTTGCCTCGTAGGTGAAGTCCTCGAAGATTTCCGCGTTGGGGTTGTAGAAGGCGTACTCGACCACGTTCTGGAGGATGCCCTCGACGACCTCCTGCGCGTACTCCGCGCCGAACCGCACCGACACGTCCGCCAGTTTCTTGAGGATGGACGAGCGGACGGATTCCGGCACCTTGCGCATCAGGATGTCGAGGCCGAACCGCTCGGTCAGCGCCGTCACCGCGGCGCCGGCGAAGATCGCCGCGTCGCCCTCGACCGTCCCCTTGGCCCCAACCTTTTCCTGCTTCTCAGCCTGCTGGTCAGCGCCCTGCCCCAGCAGCATCGGCAATCCCAGCATGCCTCGCGAAACGAGCATCGCGAATATCTGCGCGCCGAGCTGACCAATCCCTTCGCCGACATCTGTCGCCATGTTCTGCCGCTCGACGGGCGCGGCGATCTCAGCGCCTGCCCCCTTAGCTGCCCGCCCCGCATCGATCAGCAGCGTCGCTGGGTTGGGTCCGTAGTCGAACCAGAATGCGTCTGCGACGCGGTTCCCAAGCACCCCGCGCACCCCGCGGTCGATCATGCGGGCGCCGGCGTCGATCTGTTCGCCGAGGCCCTTGAGGCCCGCACCGGCGCCCTTCATTGCGCCAGCCGGCAACGATCGCACCACGTCCGCGACGCTGCGCAGCACGTCGATATCGTCGGACGCCACCGCCAGATTGGACGGGTCAGAGTAGAACGCCGCCATCGCCGGGTCTTCCGCGACCCGATCAAAGGCCTGCATGCGCACGCGGCGCTCGACCTCGTTCACGTTGCGTTCGACGACGCCCGCGGGGAGCCCCGTCTGCGCCGCCAGCGCCTGCGCGCGCGCGGCCTGATCGGGCTCGACGTCGCCCACCTTCTGCGCCGCCTGCCGGACCGCCTGCGCGTTCTGCTCGGCCAGCATCCGCTTCGCCTCGGCCTCGAGGTCCGCCGCGCTCGGCGCCTGACGCTGGCGCTCAAGGTCGGACTTGAGCCGCAGCGCCTCGGTCAGCAGGAGATCGCTCATCGACGGTTGGCTCGCTTGTGGAGGGTGGAGAGGTTCTCGGCCGTCACCGGCACGCCCGCCTGGCGCAGCGCGGCGACGTAGCTGTCGAGGGGCTGGACACGCAGGGTCTCGGGCGTCACCGGCAGCTCGAGCCGCTTGAGGGCCGCGACGGCGCCGTCGAGCTGCTCGACCGGCACGCCGGTCACCCGCGACAGGCGCGCGCGATCGACCGGGTCGGAGGTGAAGGCGCGCACGTCGAAGCGCGCCCGATCCTCTGCCGGCGCCGTCGCCATCTGGAACGCCGTCCGGTCGACGTCATTGCGCCACCAGCTTCCGGTCAGCACCTCGCCGTTGACGAGCAGCTCGTCGATCATCATGCGCATGTCCGCCGACGTCATGCGCTTGCCCTTGTTTTCGGCCTTCCAGCCGTCGATCCGGCCATCCAGCGCGCGGTTGAACGACGCGACCTTCGCCGCAGTCTTCTTGTCGCTTTCCTTTGGCGTCGGGTCGATCCCGGCCTCGCGCAGCGCGTCCGAGACCAGTTGCACCCTGTTGCGCTCGCCGCTCTTCTCGGCCGCCGCCGCGCGCCGATCCGCCGACTGCGTCATCGTCGCCTGCCGATCGACCTCCCGCTTCCAGTCGTTTTCCGACAGGCGCGTCCGGTACTCCGGCGCGAGCAGGTCGACCTCGACGAAATCGTCCGGGTCCATCAGCCGCAGCTTGGCGTAGACCTCGGGGTCTGTCTCGGTCTTGCCCCGGCGCGAGACGAACTGCTCGAGGCGCTCGCGCTCGATCGGTTCGCCGTCAAGGACCGCCAGCTCGGACGGCGAGAGCTGGTCGAGGGACTTGAGGCTGTAGACCTTCTCGCGGATGGCCCGCAGCGCGGCGTTGCGCTGGTCGTCCTCGGCCTGCCGGCGCTGGGCGAACTCGGCCTGCAACATGGCCTCGGCGCGCTCGACCACTTCCGGCGGCTGCCCCACCAGGCGCTGGCGCAGCTCGGCCTGCCGCTGCTGGAGCGATCCGCGCACGGTTCCCTCGGACGGCGCCGCCGTCCCAGATCCAGCCTTGGCCGTGATCTGATCCAGCACCTGCCCGACCGTCATGCCGGGCTGCATCATCTTCCCGTTCACCGCGAACGCCTGGTCGGCGATCCGATCCCCCGCGACCCGGCCGTAGACCTCGCGCGCGTCAGCGCCCCGATCCGCGGACAGAAACGCCCGCGCGCCCTCGATCCCGAGGAACCATGCGGTGTACTGCTCGCCTGGCGACAGCGCCCGACCGATGCGAGCGGTCGCATCCTGCTGGTAGGCGACCCAGACCTTGTCGAACGCCTCGCGGGTGCCGCGCGTACTCTCGTCGAGGCCGAGGCGCCTGGAGTATTCCTGCCACGTCTGGTCGGTGATGCCGCCGCCGCGCGCGGTCTGGCCCGGTGCTGGATTGCGCGCCTCGCCGCCCTCGACCCGCCAGATGCGATCGCGCAGGTCGCCCACCGCCACCGGCTCGCCGGGCTTGGGCATCACCGCCGCCACCGCCTCGCGCGCCGTCTGCTGCGTCACGCCCGCCTTGAGCGCGCGGTCGAGCGTCGCCTGCGTCGCCCCGTCCAGCTCGTCGCGGTGCTTCTCGAGGTACGCCTTCGCCGCCACCGGGTCCGTCTCGGCGATCCGGCCGATCACCGTCGCGCGGATCTGCGAGCGAACCGCCCGCCGGTTGAAGTCGATCACCTCGCGCGTCTGGCCCTGCCGCTGGCCCCAGAACACCGTGCCGCCGTCCGCTTCCTCGATCAGCCCCGCGATCTTGCGGTCGTCGTTGTAGGCCGCCGCCGCGTCCTGCTCGATGCCCTTGATGCGCGCCGTCCACGCCTCGCCCATCGCCGTCTGGCGCTCGCGCGCGACGTGCCGGGCCACCCCGTCGAGCGCCGCGTCGCGCCGGCGCAGGAGCATCTGCTGCATCAGCCGCTGCTGCTGCGGCGTCTCCATGCCCTCGACCGCGCGCTTGGCGTTGTCGTCCCACCACGCCCGCGCGTCATCGTAGGCGCCCATCGCGCTCGCGCCCTTGCGCGCGTAGATGCCGCGCTCGGGGTCCGAGAACGCCGCCCGCTCGCGGTCGGACCACGCCGCATAGGCAGACTCGACCTTGAGCGCGTCGTCCTCCTTCTGCATGACCTCGAACCGCTGCGCCATGCGGTCGGCCGCAGAGGCGAGCTGCTGGCCCGCCCGCGCCAGCGCCTCGCCGGAGCCGAAATCGGAGGGGGAGGCCTGCGCCCGCAGGAAGGGATTGGCGACGGCCTGGGGCATCACCCCCTGGCCCTGCACGACCGGGACGCGGGGCATCAGGTGGTCCTCGGCGCGTTCAGCCGCCGTTGCGTGTACCAGCGGTCAGCCACCGACGTCGCGCCCGACAGCAACGTCGACCCAGCGCCAAGGTAGGCCCCCGTCATCGCCGACGACGCCCGCCCCTGCTGGAGGCCCGCCTCGGCCCCGAAGTTCATACCCTGCACGCGGTAGCCGTAGGCCTCGCGCTCCGCGTTGTTGCGGATCGTCAGGGCGTCGAGCTCGCCGAACTGCGCCGTGTCGGCCAGGATGTCGGCCGGAGAGCCCTGATCGAGCTGCACGCCGCTGGCCGCCAGCGCCGCGCGCTGCGTGCCCGCGATCGCCCGCGTCCGCCGGCGCTGTTCCTCCTCGGCCACCTGCCCGCGCTTGACCGCGTCCTCGGCCTGCCGGTCGGCAATGATCTGGTTGTTCCGCGCGACCGCCGCGTTGTAGTCCGCCGCCGCCTGCGCCTGCTGGCCGGCCTGGATCTGCCCGTAGGCGCTTAGCGCCGTGCTGGCCACCCCCGCGATCGCCATCGAGATCATGTCGCACATCAGCGCCTCCCCAGCTCGAACGGGACGAAGAGCGCCCCGAGCGGCCCGTATGGCCGCGCCGGACCGAATTGAGCCCCCAGCCAGCGCAGCCACCGCAGCGAAGCCGCGTTGCGCGCGTCGACCAGGTTCGTCAGGACCGGGAAGCGTTCCAGCATGAGGCCGACCATGTCCTTGCTGCGAAGGAGAAAATCCCTTGGGATTATCGCAAGGGCGCGGGCACCAAGCAACCACGCAGATCCCCGCCCGCTCAGCTCAGACAACGGCGCCGCCCCGAACATGGCCGCCGGGCGTCCGTCCACCAGCCCCGTCCAGGCCACCGCCGACGCGGCGAGAGACCGCTCCAGGGCCAGCCGGGGCGTCGCCAGGCTCGAGGCCCAGACCTCGCGGCGGTCAGCCTCCCGCATGTCCGCGGCGATCGGCTCGACGTCCTCCGGCCGCGCCGGCCTGATTTCAGTGCTGGCCAAGGACCACCTCCGGGATCAATCCGACGATCGTCGCCGGCAGGGGATAGGACTGCCGGAAGAACAACTGCCCGCCCGTGCCCCAGTCGCCGGGGACCGACAGCCGATAGTCCCCCGTCAGAAGGCCGGTCGGCGTGTCGTAGGCCACCGGCCCCTGCTTGAGCTCGTAGAGGGTGCCCTCGCGCGGGCCCCCGGCAAGCCCGCGGGTGGCCTCCATGCGGATCGTGACGTAGGGGATCGCCTTCTTGCGCCCTTGCAGCTCGCCGGCGGCGTCGATGCGCAGCGTCTGCATGTCGCTGGTGTAGGGCAGCCCGACATGGATCCGGGACGCGGGCCGCGTCAGGCTCACCTGGCCGTTGGTCACCGTCGCGGTCGGCTGGACGTCGCCGTTCGCCAGGACCGCGACCTGCTGGCCCTCCAGATGGTGCAGGCCACCGACCACGCTGACCGCCCTGCGCAGCTTGCCCTGCTGCGCGAAAGCGTAGACCGGGGAGGAATTGACGTGAGCCGGCCACGCCGTCCCGTTGACAGGGACGCCCGTCACCGGATCGCCGATCGTGATGGTCGAGGTGTCGACGACCGACAGGACGCGCCAGCGGCCGTTTACCGGATGCGCCACCTCCCACTTGTCCGACGTCGCCGGGTAGGCCGGGTTGATGGCCAGCACGCCCGAGATGTCCACCAGGTCGCCGACCACGCACCCGTGCCCAGGCGCGACCGTCACCGTCGCCGTCGACAGCCGGCCGACAGACTGGACCCCGACAGGGTTGTCGAGAGACAGGCCGCAGTCGACGAAGAAACTGTCCTGGACGTCGAGGACCAGCCTCGAGGCCATGCGCTCGACGAAGACGCGCGACTGCCCGTTGATCGTGCGTCGCACGCAGAAGTACGCGACGTCCTCGCCGCCCTCCGAGATGACGGTCACCGACCGGAACTCGCCGGCCGTGTCGTGCCGGCACCACGCCCAGACCTCATGCTCACGCAGGTAGGTCAGCGACAGCAGCGCGCCGTCTTCCATGACGCACCAGATCAGCGAATACGGCGCCTGCGCATAGCCCCACTCCCTGATCGTTCGCCCCTCGAACAGGTGGCGCGACAGCAGCGTGAGGTCGTTTCCGGTGTAGTTGTCGACCTCGAACTGATAACCGAGGTCTCGCACGATCTGGCCGCGCTCCTGGATGTAGAGGACCATGGTGCCGACGACGATCGGCGCGATGTGCGACGACCCGCGCGCGGACTGCGCCTTCGCGCTGATCGAGGCGGGCGTGATGACGTCTGACTGCTGCCCGGCCTTGACCACCCACTCGCCGCCACTCGTCAGGACGAGGAGGTCACCGACCGACACGATGTGCCGAATCTCGTTTACCTGCCGCGATAGCAAGGCGATCTTGATCGCGTCGTCGTCCTTGGTCGGGATCGACGACGAGAAATTGCCATACGCGGCCGGCTGCGAGAACCACAGGGTCTGCAACTCGGCATTCGTGCGACCGTAAACGATCCGGTCCTCATGGTAGGCCACGCATCCCGGATAGTTGTTCGCCGTGATGAAGGGCTGCGAGAGGATGATCGGCGTGTCGGTCTCGTCGGGCTTGATGTTGTTGTCCAAGAACGACAGGCCGGTCGCGCGACCGATGAACCCGTACAGCCCGGACCCCTCTTTGTAGACGTTGTAGGATGCCGCCCCGCTCACCGACGTCCAGGTCACGGTGTTGTTCGCCGTCGCGTTGCCGTTGGTGATCGTCGTCGCAGGAGAGGGATCAGACTGCTCGCCGCTGGTAGAAACCGCCACGACCTTGTAGCGGTACGTCGTTGTCCCGGTCGTGTTGGGCGTGACCGTTGGCGCAGAAGGCTGGGCGATGTCCGGCACGAAGTTCAGGACGACGAGCTGCCACGAATTGTGGGCCGACCGCCGCAGCGTCCGCGGCTGCGCGCTCGGAACGGTGATGGTCATCGTGTCGGCCGACTGCACGAACTTCAGCAGCGGCAAATCGGCCGCCGCATACGGCGTCGAAATCTGATAGATCCGGGCGACGCTGCCGCCGGACGTGTAGGCCGGCAGAGATGCCGTCGAGATCGCGCTGCCGTTCCGGTCCTCCATCGTGAAGGTCGTCGAGGTGACGTTCCTCACGATCACGTTGCGCCCGTTCAGCGCGGTCATGCCGCCGAGCCCGGACAGATAGACCTCCTGCCCGTTCGAGTACCCGTGCGCGGCCGACGTCGTGACGACGCCAGGAGTGGCCTGCGTGATGGCCGAGATCGACGCCGCAGCCTCGAGCACGAAGGCGCCGTTGCGGATGACGCGCATGGTCAGCGGCTGGAACAGCAGGACGTAGGTGTCGGTCGTGTTGAACTGAAACGGGATCAGCCGCCCGTCCGACGTCCCGAGGACGGCGTCGCCGATCGCCTCGCCGACAAGCCGCAGCCCAGCGCGGTTCGACACGCCCCCGTGAGCCTGCACGAAGAAGTTGCGGGCCAGGGCGAGGCCGGTCTGGTACTTCGACAGGTCGACACGGGCATGCAGCGCCGGCGCGATCTCGCCGCCGGCAAACGATGGCTTCAGGATTGCGGGCATCACTCGTTGTCCATCACGGACGTCTCGAACCGCGCGCGGACCCACTCGGCCTCGACGGCGGGCTCGCCGACCCCCTCAGAGCCGTTCGACACGAAGGCCGCGTTGATCGCGCGCGCGAGCTGCTGATCCGCCGCAGCCTTGGCCTGGGGCGATCCGGTGAGGACCGGCGCCATCTCGCTTGCCAACTGCCACGCCAGCGCGGTGACGAACTGCGGGTCGTAGGCATTCGGGTCGTCGACATAGGCGGTGTACTCCGCGACCGCGTCGCCCACGTCGCAGAGGATCACCCGTCCGAGCACAGCCGAACGGGCCACCCGAAACCGATGCGGCGGCGTGCCGCGGATGACCGGCAGGATCGCCCGGATAGCCACGGCGTCGGCAGGGTAGGCGTACATCAGCGTCCATCCCGGCGCCGCCGGCGCTCCGAGGTTGGCCAGCGTGGCGTACTGCGTCGCGAACGACCACGGCCCGGCCCGCAGGGCAGACCGCAGCGCGGGCTCATAGTAGAGGCTGCACTGGTCCGCCTCGTTCGAGCCCTCGTCGAGGGCGGCGATGCGGATGCCGTGCTGGAGGTAGCCCAGCGCCATGTTGCAGATCGAGACCTTCGAAGGCATAGCTCACCTCATGCGCCGCCGGCGCTGCCGGATGATGAAGTCGGAGTTGTCGTTGACTGCGCCGCCGCCCGTCAGGTCGCCGGTCGCACTCGCCTCGACCAGCGCGTCGCCTGCCAGCGCGATCGCGGTCGTCAGGTCGCCGGTCGCGGTCGCCAGGCCGACCGCGTCGCCGGCCAGCGGGATCGCCGTCGTCAACACGCCGGTCGCGGTGGCCTCAGCAAGCGCGGAACCGGACAGCGCGATCTGCGTCGTCAGCGCGGCAGTCGCGGTTGCCTCGACAAGGGCGGAGCCTTCGAGCGCGATCACGCCACCAGCGGTCAGATCGCCGGTAGCCGTTGCTTCGGCTACGGCGGATCCGGCCAGCGCGATCGCCGTGGTCAGGTCGGCCGCAGCCGTCGCCTCGGCAAGCGCGGACCCGGACAGCGGGATCGCCGTCGTCAGGTCGGCGGTTGCCGTCGCCAGGCCTACCGCGTCGCCCGCTAGCGCGATCGCTGTGGTCAAGCTTCCGGTCGCGGTGGCCTCCGCGACCGCGGCACCCTCGAGGTCGATGGCCCCGACATTCGTCAGGTCGCCTGTCGCCGTCGCCTCGGCCTGCGCCGCGCCGGCAAGCGCGATCTGCGTCGTCAGGTCGGCGGTCGCCGTCGCCTCGACAAGCGCCGCGCCCTCCAGCGCGGTGTCCGCTCCCGCCGCCGGCCTCGTCGCCGTCGCCAGCGGGCCGCCGGCAATAGGCAGGAACCCGGTCATAGATCAGTCCGGCTCGACCGCCGGCAGCCCGTGGAACGCCCGCGCCTCGGCCTCGGTGTCGAACCAGCGCCAGCCGTCGATCGGGTATTGGTAGCCGTCTTTCAGTTCCCGCAGCAGCGTGAACGTCGGCGCGTAGACGTAATTCGGCCCGTGCAGCAGCATGTCGCCGTCGAGCTTGTAGAAGCCGTCGCTCATCCTGTCACCGTCCATCCCTTGGCAGTCGCGATCGCCGGGGTGTCGGCCGCGTTGCCGTGATTGTTCGTCACCGTGATCGTCTGCGCCGTCACCGTTGGCAGCGAGGTGTAGAGCGCGTCCAGAGCCGCGCTCGACAGGTTGCAGCCTGTGACGCTGAAGGTGAAACGGATGCCGGTAGCCTTGATCGAGGAGAGCGAGGTGCAGCTGAGAAAGAGTGTAGTGTAACCGCTAGACGCGGTTGGTCCCGCGAAGTTCATGGCGGGGACGGTCGCCAGGGACGAGCAGCCGTTGAACATGCTCGACACGGTCGTCACCGCCGCAGTGTTGAGCAACGGGACGGTGACGAGAGAGGAGCAGCTGTTGAACATGAGCTGCATGGTCGTCACCGCCGCAGTGTTGAGCAACGGGACGGTGACGAGAGAGGAGCAGCCGCTGAACATGCTCTGCATGTTCGTCACCGCCGCAGTGTTGAGCAACGGGACGGTCACCAGGGACGAG